TATGCTGAGAAGATTTGAAACGAATATACATCTGTTTCTTTTCCTTAGCAATTCTACGTAAGAATGCATACCATATAATCTGTGTAAAGTAGGCGAATGGGTTTTGAGATTTCTCTTCATTAAAGTTCATGATATATAATAGACAGTTTTCGATACCGTCTGAGATCATATCTTCTTTATAAGAGTATCCCGAAAAATTTGGTTTGGTTGCCAGTCTTGTAGCAATCTGAAAGATACATTCGCCGATATAATCGGGTACTCTTGGTCTTCCTTCACCTGCATCTTCAGCTTCTCTGCACAAAGCCTTGTATGCAACTAATGCTTCAAGAAGGTCCCTGTTGTTCACGTAATTTCGTGTGGCACGTCTTTTGGCCATAAAATCAACCTCCGTTAATATATTTGATACCAATATAACATAGCTTTAAGCAAATGTCAACTGATTTGTTGAAATAAAATTATTTTTAAAATAAGTGAAAAAAACAGTTGACACCTTGTAGAGCCTATGGTATAATAGGATTATCATCCTTAAAACACTAATGAGCATGTTGTTAGATGTCAACAGTATAGACTCTAGAAGCAAATTGTTCGCGTCCATAGATCTCGATCCGCTTCTTAAAATGCTGTAGAGTATAGTTCTCAAATGATCCATGTGTTAAATCATCAGTAATATCATATAGAGTTGCCTTATCGGCGTCGTTGCCTTTTCTCAAGGCACGACCAATTGATTGCAATACCTTCACTTCAGATTTAGAACCAGAAGCAAAGATCACATTGTCAAGCTTCTTAAGGTTCACACCAGTAGAAAAGACTCCATATGAAGCAAGGATGTTATGTTGCTTGACTGGATCGTTTTCAATCATATGTCTAATACGTTCGCGTTCGTCGCCTTTCGTTCCACCATATATAAAGTGCAATTGTCTTCCTTCTTTTTCAAGCATTGGTGCAAGAATCTTACCATGCTTTTCTACTAAATCAAATAAGACCAAATTATTCTGACCTTCAAGAGACCATAATAGGTTTCGTATAAAGATGTTTCGTTTGTCGTTATTTACCAAGAATTCACGCTCAGCAGGATAACGTTTTTGAGACTCTTTAATCTTTTTAAATTCAGTATAGAAATTCTTACGAGCTTCTTTACTATGAGAAAGCACAATTGCTTTAATATTAAAATCAGCGATCGTACCAGCATCCATAAGATCTTTAGTAGATACATGCTTACGAACAGAACCAAAACAACCTTCTAATACAAGACGATGAGTTTTGCTTTCTTCTGATTTTAAAGTACCGGTAAAGCCGTGACGATAATAACATTCATCAAGACCTTCCATAATTTTTTGTAATGATTTTGCTTGGAAGAGATGAGCTTCGTCTCCAAGTACAACTTTGAATTGGCCTAACCAATCTTTATTGACTTTCATTAGAGACTGCCAAGTCGATATAACAATAGGTGCAGTTGTATTTTTATCAACACCACCTTGTATCTTATAGATATCGTTTTTATCGCATCCATAATCTTCAAAGTCACCAGCCATCTGATGTACTAACGAAATAGTTGGAACAATAATAAGTGTACGATGATCGAATGTTCTATAATAATGTTGTTGCATTAAATAGATAATTAATGATTTACCAGATGATGTAGGAGATAGTGATAAGGATCTGCTATCCCTTAAAGCATCAACAACGTATTGATTTTGATAATCACGTGGTTCGAATGGACAATTAACTTCTTTTGCTAATTCATATGCATAGTCATCAGGAATCTTTTCACCATTCATTAAATGATCAGGAGCATTAAGTTGATAACCACGCTCTTCACAAAACTTTTTAAGACGAGGGAATAGTCCAACATATAGAACTGGACGCATAGGTTGATATAAGCGGATTACACCATCCCACATTCTATTCTTATAAGCAGGAGAAAATTGATATCCCTGAGGCTTAAAAGAAAAATATTCTGAAAGTTCCATGCGAACACCTGAATCTCCTGTCACTAATAAGTGTACGGCATTCTTTTGTTCTACATTTAATACATCTGGCATATATCACCTATTCATTAATAATAACTATACCACTATTTATCTGCATTGGCATCAATATTCTCCGTGTTGGAATTTAAGCACTGCGATCATGTTATTAATAATAAAGTTACGACTATGAATAGTCTTTACAATATCTTCCAAAAAATCGGCGTTAGCAGTATGGTAATCTATTTTGAGACTGAGACGAATAATATCAGCATCTGCTTGTAAATGCTTATCAAGGTCTTGTCTGATAATTTTCTTTTGCTGTGGTTTCCAACCTCGATCTTTGAGATCTTCTTCAGCCATAGAACCGTCAAGCCATTCGCGTTTTGCGAGCTCAAGTTCTTTATAATCATAACGAAGCTTCTTAACTTTTAAAGCTTCCTTATAATACATGTTATAGTATTTGTTGTGGAGTTGCGGAATCTTCTTAGCTTCTCCGCCAAGATTAGATTCGTCGATCTTGACATCTTCAGCCCAGATTGCGCTAATTTCTTCAGTGCTCATTGTATAACTATCCTCAGTTCAATAACGTTTTATAATATATTATAATACAGTTTTATCGAAATGTCAACTAATTTTTTTCCAGGTCATATTAGTATAGCGGAAAGTGACGTTGACTTCAGGAGGAACTACGTCAGAATTTGTAGCATCAAGGGCGATACCACTGAGGGCTGTTGGAAATGCTTCTGTGAATGTAAATGCGATGTTACCGTTACGAGCACTATTTTCAATAATGACCGTAATATCAGATCTCATACCTTCTTTTGATGCGATAAGATCAGATCTTTGCTTAGAAGTCTCAGGATTACCCATTCCTTCCATCCATGCCAGTATCTCGTAGTAGTTGTCCATATTTTCGTCTACTATAAAGGATAGGTCAAGATCTGAGTATTCTATTCTATCAGGTGTCTGGTAGATGTTATGGATAGGAGATAACTGCTGTGGAGCATTCATACTGAGACCAGGAATGTTGACCCTTTGTGTAAAGAATTCAACAGCCGGAAGCCTCTCTATAACGATCTTAAACGAGATCGGTGACAAATAATTTGTAATCATGTGAAATTTCCTATTGACATTTGATTCGTATTGTATTACTATTTATAAATACAACACCAGAACAATTAGTGGAAAGCGCTATGTCTAAGGATAAACCGATAGTTTATGATGATCCTGTTGATGACTGTACCCACTGGATTGGAAAAATGTAATATAAAGGAATATATAATGAGAAATTTTGTAATAAATAGTTGGGAAGTAGTGATGGATCACGAAAAGAATCCCTTAAGCAACATACCAGACTTTTCTACCCGTCATATGATTATGCAGGTATTAGCATGGATGTGGTGTATTGTATTTGCTATCATCGTAGGTAGCATGTGGGCAGGAGTAATCAGTATGATGCTTCATACCTTATTATTAGGAGCAGTTGCAATCACGGTTGCAACCTTCGAAACTGCGAAACGTAAACCAAACGTATTTGGAAGCTACAGCGGTCGTGCAAACAGTGGAGAGCACGAATAAATTTGAAATTAAATGAAAATAACCGTTGACATTTGCTTTAAAGTAGTATAGAATGGTTATATTAATTATTATGGAGACTAAGCTTTGGCTGAAGATTTTAGAATTTTAACTGCACGACAACACGTCAGAGAACGTATTGGAATGTATATGGGTTCAAGCTCGAAAGAGCAAATTGAACGTTTTGTTATGGGTCAGTGGCAAAAAGCTGACTATGTACCAGCGTTATCTAAAATGGTCGACGAAATTCTTGATAACTCGATTGATGAAGCGATTCGAACAAAGTTCAAATATGCTAATAAAATTGATGTATCAGTAAAGAATGGCGTCGTTGCTGTTACTGATAACGGTCGTGGTATTCCACAAGATGAAATCTTTGATGAAGCTTCTGGCGATAAGATACTTCGCCCAGTTGCTGCTTGGACACGAGTTAATGCCGGTACTTCGTTCGATGATGAACGAGTTACTATTGGTACTAACGGAGTTGGTTCAGCAGCGACTAACTTTTTATCTTCTAAGTTTGTTGGTAAAACTTGGTGTAATGGTAAAAGAGTTGAAGTTCGTTGTAAAAATGGTGGTGATTCCATCGATGTTCAAACTAAGAACGGTATTGAAGGTAGCGGTACAGAAGTTTCTTTTGTTCCAGACTATTCATTGTTTGAAGTTGAAGATCTTGAGTCATTAGATACTATAGCACTTATCGAAGATCGTATGATCAGTCTTCAAATGGCGTTTCCTGAAATCGCATTCTCATTCAACAAACGTAGAATTAAGGTAAACAATCTTAAGAAATACGCTGAGTTGTTTATTGGCGATGATGGAGATGCTATCATTGAAAAATCAGACAACCTTGCGTTCTTCTATTCTCATTCAGAGGATGGTTTCCGTTCTAATTCATATGTGAACGGTGTTAATACTCGTCAAGGTGGTTCATATGTAGACTTCTTAACGAATGCCGTACTGGATGATCTAGGGGCAATGATCAAACGTAAACATAAGATCGAAGTTGCTAAGTCAACTATTAAGAATGGTCTTACGTTTGTAATGTTTGCTCGTAACTTTACTAATCCAAAGTTTGATTCACAAACAAAAGAACGTTTAACGAATCCAACAAGTAATGTTCGAGAGCATACAGTTGAAGCTGGTATTAAAGACTCTAGCGATATCGCAAAGAAAATTCTAAATACTCCTTCAATCATTGATCCGATTGTCGAAGCTCAGCTTGCAAAGAAAATTGCTGCTGATCGTAGAGCTGCTACTCTTGCTCAAAAGAAACTTCGTAAAGTAAAAGTAGCAAAACATATTTCAGCAAACCGTGATGATGCCACTCTTAAAATTGTAGAGGGTGACTCAGCTATGGGATTCTTGCTGAAAGTTCGTGATCCTAACAAGGTTGGTGCTTATCCACTACGTGGTGTAATCATGAATACTTGGGATATGAAACCAGCTGATGTTCTTAAGAATAAAGAACTATCAGAATTAATATCAGTTCTTGGGTTAGATATTACTAATCCAAACAGCGTTGATGATATGACTTACCGTCATATTGCAGTTCTAACTGATGCTGACCACGATGGTATTGGACACATTAGTCCATTGCTTATCGCTTTCTTCTACAAGTTCTGGCCTCGTCTATTACTTGAAAAGAAAGTCAAAATCACTCGTACTCCGATAATGATTTCTACTAAAGCTAAATCAGTCAAATGGTTCTATGCTTATGAGGAAGCGAGTAAATTTAAATCAGATCAAGCAGGGTGGAAGCATCGCTACATCAAAGGCTTGGGATCTCTTCAAGAGGAAGAATATAGCACTATCATTAATGATCCAGTTTACGATACTGTTACTGTCGATGACGCCAAAATATTCGAAATGATGTTTGGTCGTGACAGTCAGTTACGTAAAGATTATATGATGGCATAGATATAAGGAAAACAAAATGGATATTAGAGAACAAATTCTTGAATCACTGAAGTCACATGCTATTGGTCATATCAATAAGCATAAGATGAATGTTGAGGTATACCTTACTAACCCAGTTGGTATTGGTGAACATCCTGATGTGATGGCTGCTATCGAAGCAGAACTCAAAGTTATCGCAGAATATGAAGATCAACTGGATTTAATTAAAAAATACTTTTAATTTGATGAAATTAACAGTTGACATTTGCTTCAAATTAGTATAGAATGGTACTATAAAATAAAGGAACGAATATGAGTTTGGATCAATTTATGTCTGAAGAGAACAATAAGACCTCCCTAGGTGAATACCCTATAAGTCACGTAGCATCTAACGAGTGGAAGTCCTTCGCAATGTATACAGTGGAATCAAGAGCGATTCCCAACATGATCGATGGATTAAAGCCTGTTCAAAGATTCTACCTGTACTCGTCACTTATCAACTCAAAGCGCGACTTCAAAAAAGTAAGCGCTGTAGCTGGTATCATTAGTGACTATGGTTATAACCACGGGGAGGCAAGCGCAGCGGGGGCGGGTCAACTTATGGCCGCGACGTGGAACAATAACATCTGTCTAGTCGAGGGCCGTGGTTCCTTTGGTACCCGACTAATTCAAGAAGCAGGTGCACCACGTTATGTGTATACTAGACTAAGTGAAAACTTTGAGAAGTATATCCGCGACATTGACCTAGCCCCCGCGCATGATGATCCTGAGCATGAACCACCATCATTTTATGTACCTGTAATTCCGTTAGTATTAGCTAATGGTACCAAGGGTATTGCTACTGGTTTTGCTACTAACATCCTTCCACGTAGTCAGAAATCGCTTTCAAAAGCTGTAACTGAATATATTGCTACTGGCGATATTAAGAATCGCATTCCAATATCCTTTCCAGACTTTAAAGGTAAAGTCGTATGGGATGCTGGTAACGATCGTTATAGTATCCTAGGTGTCTATGAAAAGAAATCAAAGACAGTAATGGAGATCACTGAAGTACCGTATGGTTTTGATCGAGAGTCTTATGTTAAGATCCTTGATAAACTCGAAGATGATGGTGACATTGTATCCTATGAAGATCTATGTGATAAAGCAGGTTTCTCCTTTGAGGTTAAACTTAAGCTTGCTACTTCAGCAAAATGGAATGACGAAAAAATCATTCGCAAATTTAAGCTAAGTAAACCTGCTTCAGAAAATATTACAGTAATCGATTATGAAGGTAAGCTTCGTGAATATGAAGATGAACGTCAGCTTGTTAAAGACTTTGTAGACTATCGCCTTGGTATACTACAAAAGAGAATCGAACTTCGTCAAACAGAAGCAACGGAATTAGCTCGTTGGTTGAACATCAAAATGCAATTCATTCAATCAGTACTTGATGATAAGATTGTATTTAAAAATCGTAAGAAAGCAGATGTTGGTAATCAAATCCTTGCTAACACTGAAGCTCTTGATACTGATGTGGATAAACTACTTCGTATTAACATTATGTCACTTACAGATGAGATGGTGAAGGAACTACAAAAGGAAATCAAATCTGCTAAAGCAGAACGCACATTCTGGAGTAAAGAAACTCCTAAAAATCAATTTACCGTGGACTTAGAGGAAATCTAACGATGGAATTTCGTTTTTACTTGTTTTGTTATGAACAGCATCAAAGACGTAGAGACAAAAAGATAAACTTTGCTTGGCTTATCAATTTATTCTATAGGAATAGTCCAGATCATTGCCTTGAAGTATGGGTTGAAAGAACCTTAAACGATAGACATAAGCGTGAAAGACCGAGGCGATGAACATTGAAGTATCAGATCTCGATGTAACACTCACAGAAAATTTTATTAATTTTTGCTGTGATGAACTTAACGTATTTCCTAGTCTTATTACTGTCGAAGGATGGGATAACAAATTTAACGATGGAGCAACTGGTCTCTGTTACGAAGTAAACTTCAAAGATGAATACCTTATTATGGTATCAAAAGAAGGTCGTAACGTAACAGAAATCTATGATACCATAGCCCACGAAATGATCCACGTTAAACAATTTATGAAGAACAACCTTACCAAGCGATTGGAAGAATATCGTCCCGTATACAAAGAACGTTGGTGGGAGATTGAAGCAAAAGAAAATAGTTTCGATTTAGTTAAAAAATATGTTGACATTCTAATGAATGTAGATTAGTATAAACTAATAGAGGGTAATCAATGCAAGACATCATAACAGCCAATATTTTATTTTGGATCTTTTGGTCCTTTATTTCTTATTTGCCATATATGTGGTTTCAAACGCAAATAGACTCTATTGAAGATTAGCGCCCTTAGCTCAGCTGGATAGAGCAACGGTCTTCTAAGCCGTAGGTCAAAGGTTCGAATCCTTTAGGGCGCGCCAGAAAACTCCTCCACCATAGGGAGTTAAGCCTAGTAACATATGTACAATGTATACTAGGTGGGTATAGGCACTGGTACCGAATCAAACCCAGTCGGTCGTCGTATACGTGAAATACGAATAGAGGGAGAGGCACTGCAGAAAGTCTCTCCCTTGAAATAAAGAATTTAAAATTATTATTGAGGAAAATTATGAAAGAGAATGATGTAGTAACAGTTGTAGCAGCTACCGGCGAATATGTAGGTAGAATGCTCAAGTTTGATGAAACCGGTATTGTATTACAAAACCCACGGTTGATTACATATACTGAAGATGGTCAAATGGGATTTGCGGCGGGTATCGCTATGACAGGTAATCCTGATCCAAAGGAAGTAACCATTATGCAAGTTGTATTTGTAACTGAGTGTAATGAGGAAATCGTAAAGGCTTGGCATCAAGCTACATCAGGATTGATTGTGTAATGTGGGCTTTGGTGTTCATATACTTTTATGACGCAACTCCATATGTAGAAACATATGATGTATATACTTCAATGACCGAATGTTTTAGAGGTAGAGAAACATTGGCTGATGAAGTTGGAAAAGGCGGCGGATATTTTAAAGCTGGCCAACAAGCAGTTTGTATTAATATGAACTAAAGCTCTCGTGGTGGAATTGGTATACACAACAGACTTAAAATCTGTCGCTTCACGGCTTACCGGTTCGAGTCCGGTCGAGAGTACCAAACAAACGGTTCTATTCCCGTTCTAAAACAATTGAATAGATGGTGCCCAGGAGACCTAAGTAGGTCAGGAAACTGCTTATAAATAATAAGTGCATTGTAATTGTACAATGTATCCTAATAGGAGAATGCTATGAAGTTAGTATTAACAGTCGCAGCAAGTCTCTTTTTACTGGGTTGTTCTACCGTAGGTTCAGTAACTGATGGTGTAACAGGTATCGTAGACGGTGTCATTGATGACGTATCAGGTGTAGTTACATATACACTAGATACTACGAGTGAAATCGTTAAGGATGCAACTCCAGAAAAAGAAACGCCTAAGGAATAAGCTGCAGCCAAGGATGGCTATTTTTCTTCAATTACCTCTTCAATTAGTTCTATTTCTTTTTCAACTAATTCTATTTTCTTTTCCATTACAACGACTTCAATATTCTTATCTATAACTTCTGCAGCAGCTTTTTCTGCTTCAATATGACGAATACTTGTATCTATTAAAAATGCATCTGTTACTCTTCTGATACTTAATGCACGACTTACTGGATATGCTTTTACATTTACTGTATTGTCTTGATTACCACCAAGAATGTTATACACTTTAGCGCCATTACTTAATGTAGTGGTACTCACATAGAAACCAACATGCCCTTGCCATTCTGTATTGCCTCTTTTAAATACTACAATGTCACCTTGTTCCGGTTCAGTTACTTCCTCTCCATACTCTAAAAAACTCCTTGCAAGAAGATAATTATCTGATACGAATTCTGATGTTGGTAATCTTTGTTCTAATAAAACCATATTAACAAATGCAGCGCACCATTCAGTCGTTACAGGATCTACACCCATAATCGATTTGATAAGTTCTCTATCACGCTCTTCATTTAAACCGTAGTAATAATACGCTTTGTGTGTGAGGGTAGTTTTAAGGGGAACCATTCGTTCTTCTTCGGTAAAGTTCTCTACAAGAGAACAAGCCATAAGAGGTAACAAGGTTAGTGTAAGAATAATATATTTCATTTGCTTCAATAATTAAGTGAGTTAACTATCTATTTATACATTGACATCTCAGCATAAATATGTTACAATATAATAAATTATTACAGGAGTGTAACAGTGTGAAAAAGGTTTTGGTAACAGGCGCAACAGGCTATATCGGTAGTCACGTCTGTAAACTGTTAAAAGAGAATGGTTACTATGTTGAAGGTTGGGATATCAACTTCCACGGTGAACATAACGATATATCAGAATATGTAGATCGATTCGAGAAGGTGGATGTTACAAATATTCCATATGCATATGCTGAATTTGATTCTGTCGTTCACCTCGCTGGAAGAGGGGTAGTACCACAAAGCCTTCGTGAACCGAGTGATTACTACAGAGTCAATACTATGGGTACATCCCATCTGCTTGACAAAGTAAAGACAAACAACTTCATTTTTGCAAGTACGTCAAGTGCTTGGGAAATGAAATCTCCATACGCTAGAAGTAAAGTAGCGGCTGAAGATATTATTAAGGAAAAAGCTGATGGGCACACTATTTTTCGTTTTTTTAACGTATCTGGTACTGACGGCATTAATCGGCAACTTGGCGCTCCCACTCATCTTATTCGTTTGGCTGCTATGGTTGCTGCTGGAAAACTTGCCTCAATTGATATATTTGGCGATGATTACGATACTCGTGATGGTACTTGCATTCGTGATTATATACATGTTGTCGATCTTGCTTCTGCTATAGTAAGTGCTGTCGAAATGGGCCCTCTGTTCACTGATTACGAATGCCTTGGTAGTAACATAGGGTTCAGTGTACGAGAAGTGATTAACACTATGCAATCAGTTACAGGTAAGCCAATAAAGTGCAATATAGTAGGGCGAAGACCAGGAGATGCAGTATCAAGTGTGGTAGATAACCTATCAGAGTACTGTAATCTAACAAAGACCATAGAAGATATGTGCTTAGATCAATACAACTTAGAAAAGGAGACATAATGGAAAACTTAGGTTTAATTATTGGAATCGGCTGTGTGATGTTATGTCCAATGGTATTTGGTGCAATCACAGCAATTAAATCACTAGAACATTCAAAAATGTGGTGGGAAAAGTAAATTAACAGTTGACATTTGCTCTTAAATGATGTATAATGTATCTAACAAATAGAGGAATACGTAATGATAATAACAGCAGTAATTATTGGAATGGTTGCAGGAATCATAGCTGGTTCATTTTTCTGGGAGCCTAAAACTCCTGAAGCAGAACTTGGATGCACAGCCTGTGGACTTGTTGGTGTTATAGCAAGTGTAACTTTATTTAGTTTATTAGGATTAATTTAAAAAAACAGTTGACATTTACTGAAAACTGTTATATAATAGTTCTATATTAAGTTAATGGTGGGATAAACCGAGACGGCGAGAAGTTGTTCTTACGTTTGAAAAACAACGTATCATAACGTAACTTTTAGGACCCACGATGGAGAACTGCCTTAGGGAGCAACACCTGAACTACCGACATACTGCGTAGGAACGGAACGCCAAATAAGCGACCACCATTAATTTAATATCTTTTTGGTTATGACTTGAGAATGAAATATATGAAGTGGTTAGCTACAGCATTATTCTTATCTGCAGGTACCTTACTATCTCTTAACATTGAGATATCCCGTTTTGGGTTTTTGTTGTTTTTATCCGGACACGTCTTATTAAGTGTATACTTTTATAAGGAAAAGGATTGGGCAATGACTACTCAAAACGGGTTTTTTATCTTTGTAGATGCGTTAGGTATATATCGGTGGTTCTATTAACCTTGGCCTCTGTATTTCTTATAAGAACGCTTTTTTGACTTATTCATAGAAGCCATCTTAACATTCCTATTACCCTGTGAAGTTTTCTTATTATTTTTAACAGTTCTTACTGTTTTTGTAAACGTTTTCGCCATAGTGTAGTCCTCGGTAAATTTTTATTATGAGGTCGGCGTTTTAGGAACCAAGGGTAGCGAATCCTGGCTCCAAGGTGGCCGACCCACCTACGCCTAGTTATCAGCCGATACGGCTAACGGTCCTAGGTGATTCTAGTCTTCTGATTTTAGAAGAGTCCAAGCACCATATGCGATCATTGCATAAGCTACTAGGTTGATTGGTGCGATCAGCATTGCTATGCCGCCACCAATGAGTAAAGCTCCGTCTAAAGACGTTCTTTCTTTTAATCTATTTTTAATAAAATTAATCATTTTTTTCTCCTTTCGTTTAGAATTTCATTCATTATGTTTGATGCTGTATGCACGAAAAATCTCGGTGCAATAGCATGAAGCAGTAAAACTGGTACAAGTAACTGTAACTTAACCGCTGATTTAATAGCAAAATATGCATGCTGTAAAGCAGTTTCATTAACTTCCTCTAAGTGCAGTTTACACTTACGACTAAACATCTACTTATCATCTTTCTGACGTATGATCTTAGTCTTTTTACCATTTTCTAATGATTTAATTCTCAATTCAAGTACATTAATATGAGACGTAAGATCATCGATCTTTTTTGTTACCTTAGGGTAACGTTTACGCCATGCTTCGGGATCGTCCTGTAGAAAATCCCATCCTAGACGATCAACTAAATAGTCTAGAAATCTGTCAAACTTTGCCATAGCCCATAGTGCCATTTTTGTATTTCTAAACCAAGCTAGAAATGCTGCACCAAGAATTGAACCTGCTATAGCTGTATATATCCAAAGAGTATCTCCGAACATTGCACTAAGTGTTTCAGTCATCGAGTTTCTCCGTGTGTTTCACGTAATTATTCATTCCGTGGTCTGATGCGCCGTCGAGGATACCTGATCTCCAACCACGCCATTTATCTTTAACTGCTTGCCAATATGTAAGCTTACGAACATTACCATAAAAATTAATATATTGTAATAGTCCGTGATGCTTATATCCCATTAACCATAATGGAACTCTAGTAACAAGATCGTTATTGTTTACGTATCTTTTATGCGGTGTAGTAATTGCTTTAACAAATTTGCGTGTACCAACTCTTGGAGAACCAAATGTTATAAGCTGTATTACGTCAGTATATTCTTCAAAACGAGAAGTTGCTATAGTAGCCATCGCTGCTCCTAATGAATGACCAGTAACATATAGGTTTTTCTTTTGATGAGTTAATTGATGCTTTGATACATCACGCCATAATTTGTCAACTTCATTTCTAAATCCAGAATGAACTAAACCGTTTGTCATTGCTCCTCTAGGAATTGCATTAAGATCAGCCAATAGGTCAGAAATTTCTGCAGGCTCAGTACCTCGAAATGCGAGTACATATTCTGTTTTATTCCAAAATGCATGGCACTGTGCTCCATCATCTTCGAAAAACTTATGTCCTGTAAAACCTAATTCCTTTTTAAATGCCTTTGCTTCTTTGCTATCAAGATATGCAATTTCTGCAAGACGTGCCATTTTATGACTGCTCATATTCTATTTCCTCGTTTAATTTATTTTATATTTATTAGGATTCAACGTCCTATCCATCGATGGACCTATTGCCTCCCAATACTGTTCGCTTCGTTCTGATATTTCTGCAAACACCTGAAAAGATACCAGGAGAATTAAAATTCCTCCAACCCATAATAATTTACTCATCTTTGCAATCACACTTCGTACATACGTCGTTTACACATTTAGAACAGTCCGGACTATAACAATGGCAACGATGGCCACACTTCTTACAATACCGTTCTTGTCCCTTCAATAAACTAACTCCTTAATTGGCTAATGGATTATCCAAAGCCCGTTGTAATTTTAGAGTTAATTCTTTCTCTAATACTTCCATTTGTTTTTCAAGAGATCTTCTTAAGTTCTCATTTTCTCTTTCGACCTTAGCTTCTAAATCTGTCATACGTGAATCATTTGAATTACGTAGACTATTTGCTTTCTTATCATAGTCGTTAGATAATGAGTCTCTTTTATTTTCAAAACGTTCTTCAGCATTTTGAATAACATCTCTATTTTCTTCTTCTTGCGCTCTAATCTTATCATCCATACGGTCTACTTGTTTTTCAATTCCAAGTATATCATCTCGTAGGCCTGATTTAATATCGCGTGTATATTCTATTGCTTCATCTATTCTTACTAAAGCTTCATTTAATTTGATAATTGTCTTATCATTTTCTGCCTGAATAGCTTCCACATCGATACTCTCTACAATTTCTTTCATAGCATTATAATCGTCGTAAACTTTGAATGCTCCATATAAACCACCAAGTATAGTACTTAAAATGGCAAATAAAGCACCAATGGTCGTAGGTGTCAGAGTAATGCCAAATAGTTTAAACTTCTTATTCTTTAAGTTTTCGACCTCTTGTTCAAAATTTTCTATTCCTTCTCCAAGATCTTTGTCTGCCATTTGATTATCCTATTTAGTTTTCGAACTCTTCGCTATCACCGGATGCATTCAAACGTTTTAAAGCTTCTAATTCTTGTTGTAATTTAAGAACTTCTAGTCGCTTTTTTCTCAATTCCAATTGGTATAATGAGTTACAATTTATTCTTTCTTTTGGTTTATCGAGAGGAATGGTAATCCTAGCATAAACCCCTATATCTTTTTCTGTACGATCAAATGGATCTACCGATCCACCACCGAATGGAGACTGATAATTATCAATAACTCCAGTCACACCAAACTCCAAGTTAGTAGCTCCACCAATAGAGTTCTTACAATCAAGATCTCCGGCTCGAATACTATCTTGGCCATATGTCTGGCTAGTACCTGGCAAGTTAATGCCGATACCACTATTGCCATCAGCGTGAGCAGATCCTGCAACGCATAAAGCTAATAACATCATATACTTTTTCATTTTCTAACCTTTATTGTTTCACCCTTGAACAGATTCTAGATTTTACTGCCGTTCTTGTAATTTGCTTTTTTCTCAGTTTAGACATTGAACATATAAAAGTTGCTCTTTTTTTATCTTCATTTCTTATATAAATCTCAACTGACACAGTGCTCAAATACGGTATCTTATAGATTTTGTAATTGGACACGAAAGCTATAGGTTCCCACTCTTCAGTGAACACTCCTACTTCATAATACTCTACTTCTGCTCTTTTATTAAAAATAGTCATAGTTGTCTTCTGCAACCCATCAATATGAGAAACACTCATCTTTGGATAAGTTGGTACCATCTCATGTGCATAGGCTGCAGAAGATATTAGTAATGCCATAGCGGCGATAATGTATTTCATTTTAATCATAATCTTTTCATTTCGTTATTAGTGAGCAACCGTTATGGACACCCAGGCCATCTTCTGCAACTTGCACCAGATGAACTACTGCCCGAACTACTGCCCCCGCCATTTCATTTAGCTATACAATCAGCCTGTACTAACGCAGTATAGTTACCACCTGGGAATGCTTTGTTACCACCCATAGTTGCTACTGAACTTGTTTTAAACCAAGTTGAACCAGTTGCAGTTAGGTCATAACGATCCATCATTCCGAGTTCTACTTTACCAGACTCATAAGCGCCCATTGTAGTAGAATCTGAAACAGTTTTTACTTCAGTATCGCCAGTCCAAGTTACTTGATCTGGTAGTGAAGGTGCTGAACTGAATTCAGTAGGTGCAGTGATTTCTGCGTAGTAAGCATTTGCTAATGTAACATCAATACGAATTACTGCGTTTTCACCACCGTCTGCTGATGCAGTGGTAAGTGTATATGCATTCGGGTTACCATAAGTTCCCGCTGTATCTGTTTGAATGATGCAACGTGATTGAACGGTACCATTAATTGGTGTATCATTAGCTTGCGCTATTCCGGATTGTGCCGCTAACAAAATTGTTAACGCCAGTCCTGTTGTTGTTATGTTTTTATTTAACATGTTAACTCCTAATTTTATTTAGTTAAATTATATTGCATTGCAACCATTTGTTGATGTAACAGTTGCTGCGCCAAACCGTTTCGTAAACCACTCTTTGCATCAGGTAAATCATTGTCGACTAATACTGCGGTATCTTTATAGACTCCACCCGGTATAGTCCTTTCAGTATATGAACGAATATTAAGTTGATTTGCATCTTTTAACTGAGCCGCGCTAAGTGCCAAGGCAAAAAGTTCTGCGCGTCCTGCTTCAAATAATGCTTCTTCTTGTCGTTCATCTCTTTTATCTTCTTCATCGGCCTCTTTCTCAGCAAGTTCTTCTTCACTGAGTTCCTCGTCTTCATCAAATTCTTCTTCATTTGGGTCCCATTGGACCTGTTCAGAGTCGCCCTCAGCGACAGCATCGTAAACATCTCCTAGATCAACCTCATATACTTCTGGCACTGGCGTTTTATAACCAGGACAGTTAGGGTCAAATTGTGGATCAAAACACGGTGTTACTTTATAAGTGTATACAACATTTGCATCAGTAACAGATCCATTTCCTTCAACCTCTATACTTCCATCTCCCCATAATGCTCTAGGAAGATTACCTACAGGAACAGCTTTTTGAATTTGCGTTCCCGCCAAAGATCCAGGTTTCCAGTCATCTCTTTCTCTGAAGATATAACCTTCGCCTGCTCCTTCGGCAAATTCGTTTTGGACGTAAACAGTAACCCATTCGCCCGTTTCTTTTTGTATTCTATAACTGTATATAACATTTTGTATATCCAGTCCAGGTGTACCATCAGGCAGAACATTGCCCATCGACCATCTTAAACTCTGATCTGTAATAGCGTTACCCGTGTATCCGTAATACGGGGCTATGCTATCAGAGTAAGAGTAAGAAGGCCAAAAGCCCAGCGCCAATAGCAGGAGCAGCTTTTTCCGCATCTATAGGTCCCATCCCTTTTAATTCTCGTTCGGTTTCTTCTACGTGAGATTCCCATCCCAACTTAGCAGCCTCTCCGATTTGTCCATCATACGGGCATGGTGTTCCGGCTTGCATCATAGCGTCGAATACGCCTTTATCCTGACACATTACTGATACCGCAGCAACTTTCATTCCCATATCATATAATACTTTTGCGTTCTTTAATCTCTGGCAGTTTTCTTCTGTAAAAGTCCCGCCTCCCGAGATACCTAAAATTTGTGTTTGTACAGCTGCAGACACACCAATCGTACACAGATCAGAATTATTCCCTGCGCTAAATTGTGGTGCAATTGCACTTGGTGGTGTTTGCTTAATAGTGGTGGTCATATTCCCGTCAGTAGTAATCGTACTATCATTGTTTGACTTTGTACAAACATAACCTTCCGGGCATTCTGCATCCTGTGCAGCAGCGCCATTAGCAAATATCAATAACATTAAGCTGACAGCAGCTATAGCTATATTTCTCATTTCATTTCTCCAGTAGTATAACTTCATAATGCTTACATTATATTTATAATTCAAATCTTTCCACATGATAAATAAGTGTATTGCACTCATATAGTGACAATCATAAAACACTTTTAAAGGAACAAACCATGAATATTAACGAATATGACGTCAAAGTACTTAAAGTAATTGACGGTGATACTGTAGATGTAGATATTGATCTTGGCTTCGGTATTACATTAACAGATGAAAGAGTACGTATTATGGGTATTGATACCCCAGAGTCTCGTACATCAGATAAAGTAGAAGATCTATTTGGAGAAGCGGCTAAACTCAGATTAAAGCAGCTTATGAAAAATGGCGGTAAACTTATCACCACCGAAGATAGAAAAGGTGAGGATATGAAAGGCAAGTTTGGTCGTGTTTTAGGCGATTTTAAAGTAGAATATAACGGTGAAATGAAAAAAGTAACTGAAATAATGGCTGAAGAAGGTCATTGTGTACCATATTTTGGTGGTTCTAAAGAAGAAACTCAAGCTGCTCATATGAAAAACCGTACTCGATTACTTAAAGAAGGCTTAGTTTCTCAAGATAAGTATGACAAAGCTGTTATTAAAATGGAAAAGAAACGAGCAAAAGAAGCTAAAAAATAATATGATTACTATGTCTCCAACAGCTGAAGAGCACGTTACTAAAGCTTTATCTGCTCGTAATAAAGGCGCAGGTATTCGGCTTGGTGTAACTACTACCGGATGCTCTGGTCTTGCATATGTAATAGAATTTGTCGATATACCACAAGACGATGATTTAGTATTTAAATGCGGAGAGATAGATGTATTTGTAGATCCTAAGAGTAATGTATATCTCAAAGGAACACAGCTCGATTTTGTTAGAAACGGATTAAACGAGGGATTTGAATTTAAGAATCCAAATGTACAGGCCGAATGCGGGTGTGGTGAAAGTTTTACTGTTTAATTGAAATTAACAGTTGACATTTGCTGCAGAATGTTATATAATATATCCATACTAGTTAAAAAGGATGTTGCCCTATGAACATAGTATTAGTTGAAGGTGGTAAAGCCAAAGAAAGAGAATTGGTAGAAAAGGTAGCATGTTGGTGCGTCAACAAACTTATGCCAAGATTCAGTACTTTGGATATTGAGATTACAATTAAGAAATTCAATACAGGAGCATATGGTTATTGTCTCGAAGGTGACACAAAGAGAGAATTTCATTTAGACATTAAAAAAGGTCTAAGCCTGTATGACTTAGTTAGTACGGTATGCCACGAAATGGTTCATGTAAAGCAGTATGCAAAGGGGCAACTCCTACATAGATCTGACGGAAGTCAAATGTGGAAAAAAGATCCTTCAATACGTGAAGGAAAAACAAAGTATGAAAATACACCTTGGGAAGCAGAAGCTTTTGGATTAGAAGATGAACTTGCCAAAGAATGTTTTGAACAAATTAATTTTAATTTTTAGTGAATTAATTGTTGACATTTATAAATAACTGTATTATATTATAACTTAAATAAGGAATTAAACAAATGTCGTCTGAAGATTTAACAAGTCTATCATTAGAAAGACTAAACGAATTAATGGTAGAAATGGGTGAATCAGTAACTCTATTAAGTTCTTCATTTTTAGAGCTTAATGCCTCTGATGAAGCTCAATATGAAGTTACACATTTTTCTCCTGTAACTGGTGGAAATGTACAAAATCATGTCTTTGTAGATCTTGATTTACAAGGTGATATTGAATTAGTTTTTAATGATATTGAAGAAGGTGATATGTGGCTGCGACGTACTGAGGAAGAAATTGCCGAAGAACAAGCAGCAGGATCGCCTGGTCAATAGAATATCTCTGCGACCAGCCTAAGACCAAAAATATTGGGTCAAGCGCAAACTACGCAGAGCGGCTAAGATAAGTTAGGCTGTTAATTATCTTAGACCGAAACCTAGGTAACGGCCTATACCTGTATTGCCCGTCGGTACAGGAATAAATCAAATGCTATTCGGAACAAGCAATCACCGAAAGTATAGGGCGGGCCAAATTACCCACATACATTATGGAGACTTATGAATCCCACAAAACGTAACGTGCTAGTAGTAGATGCTGGCGAAGATACGAAAACCACAGCAGGTGGTATTATTCTACAAACAACAGTTGAAACAGGATCTAAACCAGGATTTGTTTTAGCGGTTGGTCCACAAGTTGAATGCGTTAAACCCAAAGATAGAGTTGCTTTAGACTGGGGCAAAGGAATGCCGATAACAGTAAAGGGCGAAAAAGCTATACTGATAAATGAAGATTTTATTTTAGGTGTATATAACGAGTAACAAATAGGGAAGCTATTGATTTAGCCTCCCTATTTTTTTAATTCTTAACTTTTGTTCTTGATAGCGTCAGCACCAAAGAATGCTGCAACTAATGCTGAAATAGCAATAAAGTATGTTGGAGCAATATCTCCTACAATACCTGCCGCTTCATCTAAGCCTAAAAATGACGTTGCTACGATTGCAAACGGATATAATAACATTCCGAATAAAGCAAACCAAGTCATTTTACGCATAGCATCGCGTTGAGCGTCAGCATCTTCCATTTCTTTACGCTTAAACTCTAGGTGCATTGCCATTTCTTCTTTAGAAATGTGGCCGTCACCGTTAGCGTCCATGCCTTCAACTGCATCAGCGTCGATTGTTTTCTTTGCCATTAGTAATTCTCCTAATAAAATATAAAATTATTTAACATAACAAAGCTCGACTCAATAAGAATATTTATAAATAGAAATAACACAACGCTAATAGTCAATTTAAGGAGAGACGAAGATGGCAATCAAAGTATCAGGCAACACTATCATTAGTGATACACGAGAACTCAATAATATTACGGGTTCCGATACAGGCACAAATACGGTAATCAATGACGCAATTGCTGCGCAAAACAACATTCTCACAATTTATGATTCAAATAACGCTGTAGTTAGAACTTTATATTGTGGCATTGCTGCTGCACCTTAATTATTTAACCAGTGAGGAATCAAAATGGCTGTAAGAAGACCCGTATACCTGTTTGCTGATCCAAACGGGGTCCCAGTAACATCAAATTTTTATGAATATACCGATGCTTATATGGAAGATATTCTTTCATTTGCGTCTTATGTTCATGCCCAAGATCCAGCAGTAAAACTCGAATGTAATACTGCAAACGGTACTCAGATGCCGAATCAAAACTTTACTGACACATATTATATTGCTGGTGCATCAACAACTCGAGTAGATAGATTTTCTACTGAAGCTGAAACACCAAACATTTCTATGTCAACAGACGTATATAACAGAATACGTGTTATTGATAACCAAGGTACATTACCTACATCTGATACAAACAATCTAGAATATCCGCTATATCTAACGAGCCAGAGTCCAAGACAACTTAGGGCAATGACACGCCAAGACTTTATTGATACATTTGTTACACCTGCTTTACCTATGTGGGGTGGAGCAACTGCAAATGAACAAGGCGGTACATATTTCTTATCAACATCCGCAACTCCTGCAAATGCTACAATTATTGGATCAGTTCCTGTTGCAACAAACTCTGTTGCTAACCTAAGCGCATATTCATCGGGTGGAATCGGAGAAACACCGAAGCAAACAACTGATATTGATTACTGGCTTGCTAAAGTTGATTATCCTGCTACTGAATTTGATCCTATGGAAGCATCTTTACCACTCTATTTTGATGCTGGTACTGAAACAATTAAAGCTCATACTCTTGCATCTTGGACTGCGTTATTGGGTCCTTTCTTAAGATATTATCTTGGTGGTGGCGATCCAAACGTTGAAATTTCATACAATATTAATGGCGCTGGTACAACCCAAGGTGCGATCTTTACAGATTCACGCCGTACTCCAACAGGTACAGGTTATACTACAAGATTTGTTAACGCAAACGATTATCGAACTCAAGAATTTCCTACTGGTACAGAAAGTACAGTAGCTGGAACTGAGAAAAGATTGAAAATAGTTTATGGAGCAACACCTGTAATTACATTAAGTGGTACTTCAGCAAATCCAAACAGATTTATAGCATACGGTCCATTCGGAACTGAATCAATTGGTACAAATCAATATACTACTAATGCTTCGCCAGTAGGTGAAGGTAATTATTCTTGGTATTTTGCTCAAGGAGATATGGAATCGTGGGATAACAACTGGAGATTAGAAGTTAAATATAATGGTGTTACAGTATTTGAGTCGGGTACCGCCGGCGGATTTGATTATACTACTTCTGAGAAAAATCTTCTAGGCTCTGTTGTCGATCCAAACACCGGCACCACGTATACTCGAGGCGCTCAACGCGGCTCAAGCACAATAGGTTATGCCGGTGAAGCGACAACATATTTATCAGATGAAGTTGCTTCTGAATCATATGAAGTTGCACAAAATACTACGTCTTGGAGCTTAATAAACGGATTTAAATTTACCGCAGCTGGTAATGTTGAAAAAGATGGTAATGATTACGACGCAACTCGAATTGCAGGCGGAATTAATCCTGGTGAATGGAGTAACATTATTCCTACGGGTAACTATTGGATAAGAGTTACTGATGATACTGCCGCAACTAATACCGGCACAGCAAGATCTCCAGCATCCGGTGATAACTATACTGCGTCTGGACCATCTCAATACAGTTGGGTATTGAATAATAATAATATTACTGTTACTTGGAATGGTGATGTAATTTGGAATAAAGATTATTATCCTACATCAGAAGCATTAGCAACTGCATCTATCTTTATTGGTGACAGGCGATACGAAAGAGGTAACCTGCAAACAACAAACAATTATGGAGTATTCTACCAAGAAATTGGTGCAGATAGATATACTCCTACTAATGGTACTCTTGGATCTTGGACTTCGCTTGGCACAGATCAAACAATTAACTGGAGTTCTACCGATGCTGAAGGATCGTATGGATCTCGATTTACACAAATTAAAGTAGAAATTGCTGACGATGCAGCTGGATCTAATATTGTAGCTACTGGTTATTATAAAGTTAACTGGCATGGACAACAATTGATATTAGTAAATCTTGACGGTGCACTTACAGCCACAGCAAATAGTAACGGATTAAGCGGAAGCTGTAGTGCAAGGCTTGATTGGAACGCTACTACTGTTGCACCATCAGCATTGGGTAATCCAGGCTCGTCTTCTGCTTCTTATGACTGGATAGAGAATTCTGGAACTGCTTCAGATTATGAAGTAAGATTTACTTATTCTACTACAATGACTGGCGGCGGAAGTGTTTCTGGCACAGTCAACGGAGTTAGTGGAGTACCAGCATCTGGAACTTGGTATCCTGCAGAAAACACGCATGCAATACGTGTTTCTGATTCTGGAACCGATCCTGATTCTTCATTCGCAAGTGGTTCTGTATCTATTAGAGACCAAGCATCTGGAACAATATTAGCAACACGAGCGTTTTCAATTACAGCGAACAATGATCCATAAGGAGTAGATAATGGCAATTTTTAGTGACAAAATAGTGGATGTGGTTTATGCAAACCCAGAATATACTTTAATTAAAATCAGATATGAAGATCCTGAAGGTAATCTTTGTCCTCATGTTATAGACGTAGATCCTAATCATCCTGACTTTCAAGCTTTAGAAGCTGAAGGTTGGGATTCTGAAAAGATTAATGAATCAACCGCTGAATGGAAACGAGCTCAATCGCAAGCTTGGAATATCGAAGTTAATACTGCAGCTAAAGAAATAGCAATGCAAATGGTTGGTTCTGATGTCCTCTTAAAAGAAAAAGAACGTTTAGAAAAAGAAACAGGCAAACTTACTGTAAAACTTGAAGAAGCAAATATAAATTATTCTGATACTAAAAGAAAAGTAGCTAATAGTTCAGATGCTGTTGTATATGATCATATGCTTGAATTTAATGATAATGCAGATATATTATTTAAAGTAAAGCTTTGGGCATTGGAAACTGATATTGTAAAGAATGCTGATAAGGCTACAAAATCATCTATAAGAAAAGCAAAACGAGTTACGCAACTAGTTAGTATTATAGATAATCTTATAGAATAAAATATATTGTGAGTATGAATAATGTGGAACAAAAGCTATGACCTTAGGTCACTAGTATTAGATGTTGAGTTAACTTCTTATTGTAATTTAAGATGCCCTCAATGTTCAAGAACAGATGAACATAATAACCTTGAAAAGAAATCTTGGTTGCCTCTTCATTCTGTATCTATAGATCAGTTTAAAAACTGGTTCCCTCCAAAAGTAATATGTACACTTAAACAAATACATTTCTCAGGAACGTATGGCGATCCTGGCATGTGCAAAGACTTAGCTCAAATAATAGATTATATTATTGACGAAGGTACTTGTAAAATATCTATTAATACAAATGGTT